TGTCTTCGTTCAACTCATGAAATTGCATAAGTCACGAAAGAACGTGACTTTATTTATCAGCTATTAGGAGGGAGAACCGTGTTGCCAGTGGTGATACCAGAAGCAGCAACATAGACTTCACTCTTGGTTCTTAGATTACCGTGAGTATCAACATAGGTTGTAACTCCTACCCAACCAGCATGAGCAACGTGAGTTCTGTTTGGTGTGTTTGCGGCGACACCGTGAACTCTACCCGTGTAATCTCTTTCTGCGTTGGCCGAAGTTGGTGCATATGCAGGATCCTCATCCAGATAGATGGGGCAATCGCCAATGATGTAAGATGCACCAGAGATTGTTCCAGTGTCAAGAGCGTCTACATCTGCAATCGTCATCAGGGTGGTGCTTGCGATACCAACGATCGTAGCAAAACCTTGAGTTTGTCCAGCACCTACGGTGATAACTTGACCCACTGAGAAGTCAGTAAATGTTGTCGCGCTTCCAGTTACAGTAGTGCCACTGATAGTGACAGTTCCCGAAACTGTAACGTTGTCGTTATTGCCCCAGAGAGCCATGGTAATTCCTACAGTAACTTTGTCTATAATTTATTTATAAAAAAAGGAGGGTTTATAACCCTCCCTAATATCATTCGGCTTCTGGGAATAAAGCTTTTTCCAGAGCCTCGACCAGTTGATCGTCTACGGTGTTATCGGTTCTCGATACCGCTTTCTTTGCAAGACCAATTAAAAATCTTTTGACGATATCATCGAGATTCTCAGGGATTGCATCAACAGCGGCGTCGATGACCTTGATTGCGAGTGGTACTAAGAACTTAACCATGATTAGAGAGCAAGCTACTCTCTATATAGGATCAAGCTTTCTTTTTTGCAATCTTAGTTGCAGTTGCGTACATCACTTCCTTTGCACGATCACCATACTTGGAGAAGTCACCCTTCTTTTTCATAGACTTGACGACTTCCTCAAGTTTCTTCATTTCGGGTTTGGTAAGAGTTTTTTCGATTAACTCTTGGAATTGAGAGAATGTTTTCATTTTAGTTGATCCATTGCTTTCTTCATCATTTCATTTCTTCTTCTGATTCCAGAAGCAGCGCCTTGAATGGTTGGTTTTCCAATCGTGGCATCATTGCGATTCTTAGAACTCGCAGCCTGTCTTGCTTTATTGATCAGATAGGCAGCACCACCAGCTGCGGCCGCAGCGGCAGGGATTGCAAGAGGAATTGCCTCATCAATCTGATCACCTTCTGGTTCAAAAGAATTGTTCTGTTGAATATTCTTTTGTTGTTGATCTCTAGTTACGGTAGGTCTCTTAGTGCGGTTGATCTTAACACCCATTTTCTCAAGACCACCTTGGATTCCTCTGGTGGCCTTGTCAACTGCTTGTTGAGCACCTGAACCCAAGAACTCATCAAGTTGATCACCTTCTGGTTCAAAAGAATTGTTCTGTTGTACTAATGGTTTTCTCTGTGGAACTGTTTGAGATTGAAGAGGAGGTTGTCTCTTAAGATTTGGAGTAGTCTTATCAGTACCACCTTTGGTCATGACAGAGGTTGATGTATTCAAACCTCTACCAGTCTGTTTACCATGAACATTCTCACCAGGCTTACGACGCTTACCCTGAGTAGTGTACTCAGTGTTACGGTTCCAAGGAAGTGCATCAGTGACATTATCCATCATTGATCTGGTATTTTGTTCTACCATCTCACCTTCTGGTTCATGAGAATTGGCAAGAGGCAGTTTGGCACCAGTTGGTTTTGGACCTTGACCCTTTGGATAAACTCTCTTACCCTTTTCACCAGGAAGAACAGGGCCACCCATCACATTCTCAGTGTGATAACCTTTGTTATCACAATGCTTGCAACCTTCACCTTTACACTCAGGACAAACTTCTTTGCCCTCCATTTTAGGCATGATCTCTACTTTGTTCTTGACACCCTTCTCTTTGATGGTGCCAACTTCATCTTCAGGTTTGATTACCTCAGCAAGGTCTTGTCTCCAATCGGAGTAGGACTCACCGTAACCAACCTTTTTCTTCTTTTTCTTTTTGTCAGAACCACAAGATCCCTCACCCAGAACCTCAGCGTTCTTGGCGTAGTTATCGAAGTGTTCATGAGCTTCTGCAAAGACAACCTCAAGGTTCTCTACTGCAACGTTCTCAAGAATGGCACCGTCTTCAAACTGAATGTCATAGTGAGTTACGGTTCCATCTTCTAACATGGTGTGTTGCTCAGGAAGGCACTTGGCTTTCTTGCCCTTGTACTTTACGTCCTTTGCACACAGGTGGGTCTTCTTACCCATGGCCTTTGCAACAGTCTTGCGACGGTTCAACAGGTAGGAGTCGGTCTCATCCTCAACATCATCGTTATTGATGTCACCGTCTTCCTTACCAACGGGGTCAAGTTTCTTGGCCTCGGTGGTTACACTTCTCTTCTTAACTTTACCTGCAAAACCAGCACCCTTGGCGGCGGCCTGTTTTGTATCCTGTTTCTCATCAGACTTCTGAAGATCGCCACCACCCTTCTCAAGAGCTTTCTTTTCACCCTTATCTTCAGGTGCATCACCTTCATCAGTCATCTCAACAGAAGCGATCTTAGGATCATTACGCATCTGCGCGATCATCTCTCTGGTTGCATAACGAATGTAGGAAGAACCAGTCTCCTTATGCTTTACACGAACCTTATACTTGGTTCCAGACTTGGTTTCCTTGGTGGTTACTTCAAGGATAAGATCGTTGATTTCCTTCTCGTCCCATCCAAGATCTTCAATCTTAATTTCGTTTCCTTTGACCGAAAAACCAGGAGGAATTGACTTGACAGCTTTTTTAATTCTACGAGCAGCACCCTGAATAGCACCAGGAATCCTTTCTACAAATTCAGCAGCTCTAGGACCAGCCATGACACTGCCCTTGCCAATTTGACCGCCTCCTTGAGCATACTCCATTACATCATCACCTTCTGGTTCATAAGACATTCTCATCATTCCAGGTCTTCTAATACTAGAAGGGGCACTGGCTACATCACGGCGAGGAGGATATCCTCCCATAGGTCTTGAAGGTCTTGAAGGCTGACCACCAACAGGTCTACTAGGTCTAGTAGGTGTGGGTGTAGGTTTGGGTTTACTACCAGTGGGGTTTGGTTTATTGGGTTTATTAGGTGTGGGTTGTGGTTTATTGGAACTGCCACCGAGACTTCCAGAGTAGCTGACAGATCCACTACCAGTTATACCAGTCTTACCTTTTTGGGAAGAAGCGGATACTGCAGAACCTCTATTTGCAAGAGCACTAGAGACAGCATTGGAAATAGATCTGTTTGTGGCTTGAGCAGAGCCAGATCCATAACGCAAACGACCTTGAGCTGCGAAGTTCTCATCCACCATCTCGGTGTCTTGAAAGAACTCATCCCACTCAGCAGTCTCTTTGAAACCTTGGAAGGCATTGGCAACCTGTGCCTTCTTACGAGTATCTACAGAGAACAACAGTTGATTCGCTTCAACGAATCTAGCAAACTGTTTTACAGACATCTGATACTTCTCAGCCTGTTCTGTAAAGGCACCCTCCTTACGGCACTTAACCATAGGACGGCGATCACCACCCAAGGGAGTCTGTGGTTCTCCAGCTGGGTTACTCTTAGTATTCTTGAGTCGTTCCTTCTCAGGTTCAGGAACGGACGCTTCGGCAATCTTACCGTAAGCATCAACGAACGACTGATACTCAGAGCGAACTTGTTTAGAGTCCTTCATGACTTTCTATAATTTTTGTACTGTTGCCTAAGTTTATTTATAATTGGATACTGTCCTGCGACTTTCGACGCGGTGTATTCAGTGTAGGCAGCAGTGCCATATCCCTTCTTCGTCTTATCAGAGACCTCAATAAGATCTTTCAACCAGGACTTGAACATGATATTGTCTTCGGTCACTGCAATTACATAGTTTGCACCACGACGTGTGATCTCACCAATCAGGCCATGGTTCATGTTCTCTACCCAAGAACCCACCTTAAAAAGTTTCTGAGCAATGTAATGTTCTCGGAGAGACTCGGGAAATAATTTGGGAGCAATTTGCCAACCCTCCGACTTCACTTGCATACTTTTACGAAGAGTATTGTAAAGTGCTTTCGTGGTCTTATCATCCATCAATTCTCTGGTAATTTCACCTTCCTCATCTCTTTCAACAAAAGCTTCACGGAAAGAATTATAGTCACCATCAGATGCTGCTGCTCTTAATTTAGATGCAGACATACCCTCGACACCCTCGGCATCGGCATCACGTTTGCCGGCCGATATAACGTTAATCTTGTTAAAATCGTATAACTTCCCGTTGTACTTGTTTGCGAGATTTGTGAACTCTTTGAGTCTATCTTCACCAACCACAATATTGACAGAGGAATATCCTTTTCCATGAGCGGCTTTCAATACATCAAAGATGGTTCTAGTGTTGTCATCATCAACAATGGAGTTTGCATGGTCAGGAAACATCTTACGCATGTATCCTACCTTCTCAGAAGCATCCAATGGATTCTTCTCGGGATCTTGAGATCTAGAAGGATAGATGCGATACTGACCACCCTTACCAGCAGTCTGTGCAATCGTATTGAATAGCTTTTCGTGACCGATTGTGGGAGGATTGAACCGACCAAAACCTACGGTAATCGTATCCGAAGTTCTTTCTTCAGAATCTTTTTCTTTTTCGTTCTGTGCAGGTTGTTCTGGTTTTGCAGCCTGTTTTCCTTTGAAGATCTGGAGTCTGCCCTTTACCGTTTTAGCGCGCAGGTTTCCTTCCTTGTCGTACCAATCTCCATGATCATTACCAACCAGACCCATCTGTTTGGCCTGTTGAGAGGCCATGGTCTGACTCTCAAGAATAGTTCTGACTTTTTTAAAGAAACTCACGGTTTGTCCCAGTTCTTGTCTGCGGTAAAGTTGGCCCTTGAGAACTCTAGTCTATCAACTAACTTGAGTGCATTCCCCGATCGAATGGCCACAAATCCTTCTGGAGCTGTGACCTGGTATCCGTCTTCGGTGCGGAGAAAGGTTCCAATCTCTTGGACTTTCTCAAGTTTGCGAATGACGTAGTTCTTCGCCTCGATCAAATTCATATAAGATGCGACAGTGAAGTAAACAGATCTCTCGTTTTGTTGTAAGAACTTGAGACCGTCTGTTCGCATTTGTAAATATTTATCTTTTGTTGCCTGTGTCTTTTTTGATGCAGCTTCTTCTTGTAACTTCTGAAAATAATATTTCTTGTAATCCTGCACTACCGCTTGTGCATTAGTAATCGCACGACCTTCACGGATGTAAGTGTTGAAGAATACTTTGAACATCTTGTTCATCTGAAACTTACTCTGACCATAGTCACCAAGTACATCCAAAAATGCACTAGCTTGTTTCAGAGAACCTTCTGCACGATTCACCAAACGATCAAATTGCATCTTCTCGGTTGATGTCATTTTGGCAGAACCCGTAACATCTTTGAAGTCAGAACTGAATACCATTACATCAGGATCACCCTGAAGTTGAGAAACATCTGCACCAAACTGAGCGTTCAAGTCCGCAAGACTAGGACCCATGTAGGTAGTGTGAAAAACTATTCCAAGTTTTGCACGAAGGGCCCTTTTACCAAGATTACTTGCAGAAGGAATTGCATAAACAATGGTATTAGGTTGAAAAGTAACACACTGTTCGTTGTTTACCAAACGACTTGCTTTATCATCGGTGAACAAAAGATCACCTTGAAGAACACCAGGGATCTTGTCTTTCAGTCTGGAGAGATACTTGAAAGAGTCTTTGAGTTTTTGTGCAAGTTGACTATCACCATAGATTTTATCCGCATCAGCTTCACTGTAGATAATCTTTGGTGCAGTCTTTGCAAATACAGATTTAGTCCCTACAAAGAACTGTTTAGATACGGGATCAGTGCCACAGATGATTGCAGGGGCCCCGTCCCACTTCGTAGTGACTCGGACGTTGGACTCAGGACGAGTCAACATCTCTCCAAGTTCTTTAAGAAATGCGATCGAGTTGAATCCACCCCGTTTCCCCTCATTGAGGATGTCGTCTTCAAGGTGTTCGAGGTGCGTGTTCTTAGCCATGTATGTATGATACCCCTATCAGATCACGTCGTCAAGGAGGACGGCCGAAGAACCGGCTAACTTCTTCGGACCAATCATGATTCTAACATCTGGTATCGTGCCTCTACCATCAACTTCTGCTCTTCTACCAGATCTATAACTAGCAATGAAACAAGCTCTGTAATCACTAGTAGGACTTACAAATGGTCCAGTGACTCCATTCATTTCACTGGGTCCACTAAATGTCATTTGAAATGTAATATCACCATCAGGACTTACAATGGGTGTAAAAATAAACTGACCTTGACCAATCATATTAACATTATCTCTACCATAATTACCTCCAAAATCAGGCCCATAAACCGACCTAGAAATAAGAGTTGGATCACCAACAGGTCTATAAACTCTCCTATTCAATCTTGAACTACTAAAAGGATTGTTTGGATAAAAACCAACATTCATAGAAGCATCTTCATAAAGATCATAAAGATTACTTAAAAATGATACAACTTCTGGATCATTCTTGATAATGTTACGATTTGTCAGAGAACCAGAAGCAGCGGTGACTCCACCATATTGTTGATATGCAGATGCATCCGTACCTTGTTTATGGGAAATCCAAAATACTTGTGTGTTATTTGAGGTTGTAAAAGCAAAGTCGGCTTTGGGTTCTCTTCCATTAATAGTTCCAGGAACCTTGATTATATTTGACACATTCATCACCAGACCATACCCAGGAACTTGTATGTTTATTCTTGCCCTATTTCCGCGACCAACACCCGCAACATCTTTTAAATTATCAAGAATTGCACTGGTAACAGTTAAGGTTCTTGTTTCTGCAGCGTCTCCAGAACTAGTTGGTTTTCTGATTGCACTGAGTTTTAAATATCCCGTCTGTCCTCTGAATCTGACTTGGGCACAGGTTTCTGATTTAGCCCTGTTGGGAGAAAGGTCCCCTCTTTGAACATTAACTCTAAATGTTGTTGGACTTAATATTCTAATATTCTCTCTATTAGTTGTCATTCCAAGACGGTCAGACATGTCCTTAGGAGAAGTGTTTTTATAAACTATTGCTCCAGCAACTTCAGTCTGATAATCAGTTGTAGCTCGTTGAGGATGGTCTACAACATAAACTTGCCATGCACTCTCACCAGCGGTGGTATTTCCAGAAAGACTAGCCATAAAAAAAAGAGAGCCTGAGCCCTCTTATTTATTTTGAAGATAATCCTTTTCATTCTGATAAGGATGTTTTTCACCTTTCCATAGTTGATAACCCTCTACAAGATCTGGAATCAACCACTGGTCCACCCGATAACAATACTTCCAGTTGACTGGTTGAATACAATTCATCACAACAACTTGGAAGAATGCTACCAAATGAATCCAGAGACTAAGCATCAGTCTTGCAGTGCAGTTTCAATTGCATCATCCAGATCAGTGATCACCTCACGAATCTCAAAGACACGTTCTGGACATGCGTCTCCGTAAGAATAACCTTTTTGGGCTTCAAACAACACCTGACGAACCGCAGCGGCCTGATAGGTGGACATTTCAATAGTTACTTTTTTCACAGGTCTCCCTCCTGACGGTTTTCAGAGTAGTGTACATCAAACTCACCACCAGGATATCGTTTGACAAGTTTATCAACATTCATCTCGATGACTTCATCCAGAGTGATATCGAGACCCATGCAGGCCTGCATAACATACCACATGATGTCACCCAGTTCACGTTTCAGGTGGAATAGATTCTCTTCATTGACGGGTTTACCTTGGAAGATAATCTTCTTGATGACCTCAGTGAACTCACCAGACTCCGCAGACATCCCTACAGCAGCAGTAAGCAGTCGCTCGGTAGGAAATCCTTGTTCATGAAGTTCAGAAATCCGATTCGAGAAAGGGTAATAACTTTGACTTTGGGGTGATGTAACTGCATCTACGAATTGTGCATACTTTTTAGGATCAACGTTACTCAAAACTTCAACTCCGCGAATTTACTTTTGAACTTAGATTCGGGTTCATCATAAC